ATCAACGAGCTTGTAGCGGTTGATGATGTTGTAGACGCTGTTGGGTGCTAGTGACGTCATGCTGGCGATAGCAACCTTGCGCACACCATCAGCCCAAAGCGATAAAACTTCTTCAATTTGCTGCTCGGTGAGCGCGCGGTGAAACTGACGGTTCTGCCCTTGCTTTGGCATTGGCTTTATTAGCCGCCGGGCATTGTCTTGCGCCTTTATTGCGCGGTAAAAAAGGTCGCTCATATTTTGCTCCGAAAAAAAGTGCCGCCTTCGGCCACGCGGACGGCGCGCGCTGGATAGAGCAGAACAGGAGAGAGCGCTGCCCAGTAGCCTAATCAAAACGGAATTTCCTCAATGAAATCTGGGCACGCGCCTATTCGCGGCATGAAGTCTGCCGGTGGCCTGGCCCAGTGCTTTTCGCAAAACCCTGGTTGACGTTCCATGTACTCGCAAAAGAAACAGTTCTCTGGCTTTTTCTCGCGGGCACGTTGCTCAGCCTTTGCCGCGTCACGCATCTCAATCAGAGCTTGAGCCCAATCGTTGTTCACTTTTTTGACCAACGAGTGCGCCAAACAACAAAGCTGCCGTCGCCTGCTTGAGAGGACATGGTGCCGGCTTTGTTGACCTTGAAGTGGTGAGTCATGGCATCGCGCTCTTTCGCGCTCTCTACTCGCACTGCGTCGCCGACTTTCATTTTCTTTAGGTACTGCGCCCAGCGTGCCGTTTTCGTCGAGCCTCTGCGTATCGGCATATCAACGCCGCTTACAACTTCGCCCATCGGTATGTCAGTCAGGTTCATTCCGCGTCTCCCGCCAGGCGCGCATCAAACTCAAACTTCAGACGATCGGTCGTTGCGTCGCCAATGATCTTCGGCGACTCGACTGACGCAATCTCAGCTGAGCTGTAGTGCGCGTGGCTGTTAGTGAATTGTTTTCCGTTCGTTTTGTTTTCGTAGGTCACGCCGTCGCCGTCTGCGTCAACAGGCTCAGCCCAGTTCGCGAGCAGCGGCGGTATGAAATTGTGGTCGTCGCAGCCATTACGCTGGCTGGTCTTGTCGAGATGCCGGTCGTGCTTTTCGCAGTGCCAGCGTCCGTCGCCGTCCATCGTTGGCGTGGCGTGAGCGCAGGTTCTACAGTTCATCGCAGGCGTAGCGGTGCCGTGGCATAAGTCGTAGTAGTCGCACCATTTGCACTTGAACCAGCTGGGATCGTCGCTCATACGCTCAAGCGGGCGGTCGCTAGTAATGATGCGCCTGGCGCGATCAAGCATGCGCTGGGCGTGGTCTGCGTCGAGCGGCACGCGCTCCAAGTACAGGTCGTCGTCGTTCTTGTTGACGGCCATGTACAGAGCCCACTGCACGTCCATCTTGTGCATGTAAATCTGCATCTGCGTGAAGTGCATTGGCTTCGACTCATAGACGCCGCGCTTTACCACGTCAGCAAAACTTTTGGCGTTGTGAGTCTTAAACTCTAAAACGTGCGGCTCATCGGGTGCGTCGGGCAAGCCCTTGCCCATGCCATCAAGCGATCCGCCAAAGTGTCCTGCGTGGTCTTCGATGCGCCATTGCTGGTTAGTGTCTGGATCAACTTCCCAGATAGTCACGCCAGCGCGGCGCAAGTAATTAACGAAGCGCACTTCTTCCGTTTCGCCGCGAGCGAACAGGCGCAGCAGTCGCGCGCCATGCCGCTGAGACTTGACCCAATGGTGGCCATACCAGAGCTTGCGGCTGCATTCCTCGCCAGCAATCGACGCGCCAAAGTGGAGCCGGCCAGGTGCGTTGTCTTGGTCAGCCTCGATGCTCGTGTCGATTGCTTCTAGCGTTTGGCTGGCGGCTATCACTTCCAAGGCGGTGTCGTCTTCTCTTCAAGAGGCGCAGGCGCGGCTTCAGCAGCTGGTGCCGCTGGGGCAGCCGGTGGCGGTGGCGCAGAGCCAGCTGGCGCTGAGTAGCCCCGGATCTCGTTGCTCGCAGGGTAGCCGTTGGACGCCTCACGCACTTTGACTAGCACCTCTATTTCGTGAAAGTGCAGATCCTGGCTGTCTGCAAAGCCATCCTTACCCATCGCCGTGCAGACGCTTGCCAAGTCGCGCTTAGCAATCTCAACGGCCTTTTCGTTTGGGTTATCGACGTTGTAGTTCGCCCAAACCTTGCGGCCTCGATGCTCGCCAGACGTGATCTCCCAGGTAAAATTTAGGTAGTGGCCAGTGCCGGCTTTTGTCGCCCGCATTTCGCTGTCAGTAATAACTGCTTTGTATGTGCCCTCTGGCAGTGGCTGTCGCTCTTGTGGCGCGGATGCCGGCTCGATACCGGCGGTGCTAAATTGAAACTGGGCCATCAGGCTGCTCCTTCTAGTTTTTGGTTCATTGCGGTGGTGAGGGCGTCCCAGCTGAGATCGATCTCGTCTGGCAAGCCAAAACGGTTTTTAGCTACATAGGCAGGCGTCTCGACGGTGCAAAGCACGCGCTTGCCGGTGCTAATGCCGCGAGCTCGCGTGTTACCGAAGCCTGTGTCTTCTTTCTTCACTAAGGTTTTGTGCTTGGCAAACAGCACCAGGTCACACGACTCTTGCACCAGCGCGCTCGCCTTGGCGTGCAGCTTGATCTCGTACCGATCGATCTGCTCCATCTCAGGGTCTGCGTGCTTGCGAATCTGATGGTGCGCTATCAGCAGCACATTCATGCCCTGGTTGTCGCGCACAAAGCGCAGGCCAGATAGCAAGTCGCGCCATAGGTCTAGCGCCATGGTATAGCCCTTGCCGTATGTCAGCTGCTCAATGCTTTTGACGTTGTTGTCTTCGCAGACTTTCTTCCAGATCAGCGGCTCAAGGTGATCAAGCGAGTCAATAACGACAGTCTGGTATTCGTGCTTTTCGCACAGTGCAGTGATCGCAGACATCACGTCGTCGTATGACTTGGCGATCGGGAATGCTTGCAGCGTAAGATTGCCGGCACCGTCCTCTGTTTGAATGAAGACCGGGCTTGGCATGTTGGCCGCAAACGTCGTCTTGCCGACGCCTGACGTGCCGTAAGTAAGCGCGAAAAGCGCGCGCTGGCGTTGAGTCGATGAAATCGACTTGAGATCAAAGGCCATGATTACGCCTCCTTGATTGTGATGTATGGTTTCGCGGGGGAGGTCGTCACAACTGCGCACATTTCTCGGTAAAAGTCTGGCTCGTTGTTTTGCAGGAATCGCAAGGACGTGTCGTTCAGCACTTCTTTCAGCTGGACGGGGCGCAGGTTTTCGGGGATCTTGTGCTTAATCTTGCGCCAAGCATCTTGATCAAGCCGGCGGTTATAGCCGTTTTTAACGGTTACTTTTGTGCCGTTGGCGAGGGTCGTGGTTTTGCTACCTTCATCGATCTGCTCAAGGAATGGCAGAATGCGGGCTTCATGCGCAACGCGCGCCAGCTTAGCGTCGTCTTCTAGCTTTTTGAGTTCCGCTAGCCTGGCGACTAGGGATTCGAGGTTAGGTTCGTTGCTGCCGTTTTGTGTCGTTTGGTCGGTCATCGAGTGTCTCCTTGTTCGTTGACAAGAAGAACACTATAGATGGTCTAACCAGCTGTCAACAAAAAGGAGACAGCTAGAACATTTAATTCAAAACGATGCGACGAGCACGTTGTCGAAGTCGGCATATTTGCCCTTCAGGTAGAGCAATTCGACGTTGCGCATGTCGTAGAACAGGTCGTTTTTCCTTGCGTAAGCCTTAACTGCAGGCAGATCCCAAGGATGAACGCCAACGTACATGAGCTCATCTTCGATGCGCACGCACACAAACGCGCTGTCTTTGTACAGCACCAGCGTCTCTGCGGAGTAGCCTTCGTAAAAGTGCGCCATTTCTTTTACAGCGGCGCGGAAGGCACGATGTGTGCTGCATTCGCTATGCTGGCATGGGCTGATCATTTTCTGCAGCAGTGCGATTGGCTGCGCAGACTGCCTGTCGAATGGGACAGAAAAAAACTTCAGCCCGTAGCCAGAGCAAAAGTGATTTGTGGCCTCGACTAGAGCCTTGTTTGCGTAGAAGTCCCAGGTGTTATGTCGCTCGTTATGAGTCTTTTCCATGTGCTGATTCCCTAGCGCTTTCTATTTCCAATAGATGATTGATAAGCGCGTCTACTTGTTGTTGTGAGGGGATAGACAGTGCGGAAAAAGTGTCCTGCACATTCAGCCCCGTTGTCGTGTCGTCACGGCCAAACAGCAGCCAAGCAGGCTTCACGTTAAATAGCTCTGCGAGCTTAACGACGTTTGATCGGTTTGGTGTTGCTTTGCCTGTCTCCCATTTATGGATCACGTTGTGGTTGATGCCCGATAGTTCAGCCAATTGACGCAGGCTAAGGTCGCGGGCGTTGCGTAGATCGCGTATGCGATCGGCGATGTCTTTCACGATTTTGTACTCTTAATTTTTCCATATGCTTTCTGTTAGCTGCTTTACTGTATGCCTTTGGGTGACAACAAGCAACACTTTAGTTTGGCTATGCGGCGTGTGTTGTAGCTGTCACCTTAAAGGTGTACATTCCCAGCAATGAGCAATACAGATATTTGGCAGAAAATCACGATCAGCGACCTTGCCAACCGCTTAAACATATCCCGCGGCTCCGTTTATAAATGGAAATGGGCGGACAAAATTCCAGCCGAACGGGTCGTGGCCGTCGAAGCCATCACAGGCATCAAGCGCGAAGAGCTCAGGCCAGACCTGTTTGGCCAAGCGGCGGATGGCTGAGCCGGTGTATACACGCGAGGGGGTAAGAGAGGCGGCGCGCGAGCTCGCAGAAGAAGGCTTTACAGTCGTGCCTGCGCATCCAGTAGAGAAGCGGCCAATCGTGAAGTGGCAGCCCTGGCAGACAGAAGAACCGCCAGAAGGGCAGCAGGAATACTGGCTAAACAGCGCCAACTACGCGAACAACAACTACGCCATCATCACTGGCAAGCAGATCGTCGTTGTCGATGCCGACAGCGATGACGCCGTCAAATTCGTGCGCGAGAACCTCACCTATACGCCAAGGCGAGTGACGACCAGTAAAGGCAAGCACTTCTACTATCAGGTAGATCCGAACTACCCAGTGCGCAACGGCGTGAATCCAGACCTGCGCATTGACCTGAGAGGCCAAGGCGGCTGCGTCATAGCGCCAGGCAGCATCCATGAAAGCGGCCACATATATGCCCGCGACGACGATCCAGACGTTGATGTGTGGTGGGGCAGTTTGCCAAAGCTATGCGCCGCAGACCTACGCAAGATCAAGTCTTTTAACGAGCCTGCGCCTGGGCCGGTGGATACGGGTCTTTCTTTTAGTGTTAAAGACGCAGGCGAGAGCGAGGGCAACCGCAATCACCAAGCAGCTGCCGAGGCTGGCCGGCTGTTTCGCCAGGGGCTGAGCTTTGATGCCGTGCTTGAGCAAGTGCAGCAATGGAACACATATAACAGCCCGCCGCTTGATCGCGACGAGGTGGAGCGCACCGTTAATAGCATCGCGCAAACGCACGCCCGCAACAGCGCAGCTGAGCAGCGCGAAGCGCGCGAGGCGCAAGCCGAAGCCGCGCAAGCGCAGAAAGTAGCGCTGGAGCCAAAGCCCTTTGTGCTCGGCGATGCCAGCAAGATACCGCCAAGGCAGTGGGTTTATGGCCGGCACTACATAAGAAAATTTCTGAGCGTGACCGTAGCGCCAGGCGGCACTGGCAAGACTGCGATCACTTTGGCCGAGGCCGTGGCGATGGCGACGGGCCGCTCGATCATGGGCATTGAGACGCCAAAGCGCCGAGTCTGGGTCTGGAACCTCGAAGACCCGCTTGAAGAGCTCCAGCGCCGGATCGCGGGCATCGCGCAGCACCACAACATCACGCAAGACGACCTTGGCGACAGGCTGCTCGTTAACAGCGGGCGAGACGAGCCGCTGATCATTGCCGAGCAGGCCGGCGGGGCCAATGTGCTTACGCCAGCTGCCGACGCACTGACACACCACATAAAGGCCATGAACGTGGACGTCGTCATTGTTGACCCGTTCGTGAGCTCGCACCACCTAAGTGAGAACGACAACAAGGCCATCGACATGGTGGTCAAGCGCTGGGCGCAGGTAGCCAACGACGCCAATTGCAGCATCGAGCTCGTGCATCACGTCAGAAAAGGCAACGGCATGCAAGAAGCGACAGTTAGCGACGCTAGGGGCGCTAGCGCTTTGGTAGATGCCGCCAGACACGTCCGACGACTGCAGCGCATGTCGGCAGACGAGGCGCGTAATGCGGGTATCGATGAAGACCAATTCTGGCGATACAGCCGCGAGGGCGACAGCAAAGACAACCTGGCACCGCCTACAGCCGACAGCACTTGGCGGCAGATGGTCAGCGTCGATCTTCCGAACGGCGACAGCGTCGGCGTGAGCGAGCCTTGGCAGTGGCCAGACGCTTTCTCTGACGTGACGCGCAATGACTTAGAAGCCGTGCAGCGTGCCATAGCGTCAGGCGAGTACCGCGAGAACCAGCGAGCCAAAGATTGGGTGGGCAACGCCGTAGCGGACGTGCTGAACCTCGACGTTAGCGACGGCTACGTTAAAGCCAAAGTGCGTCACATGCTGAGCACTTGGATAGATAACGACGCCCTGCGGGTTGTCGAACGGCCAGATCGAAGCCGGCAGATGCGCAAGTTTGTGATCGTCGGCCAATGGGTTAGCGAGGGCGAGGTTGATGAATGATGTGGATTATCCCGCAGAACTACCCACAGTCCTCAGTCTCTGCACCGGCTACGGTGGCATCGAGCGAGGACTTGAGCTTGCCGGACTTGCACATCGAACAGTCGCTCATGTGGAGATCGAAGCCTTCGCTGCTGCGAACCTGGTCGCAAAGATGGAAGCGGGACAGCTGGTTCCGGCACCTATCTGGTCGGATCTTAAAACCTTACCAGCACACTGCTTTCGAGACAGAGTTGACGTGCTCACTGGCGGTTATCCCTGCCAACCGTTTAGCGCCGCTGGGCTTCGTAAGGGGGCCGAAGACCCCAGACACCTCTGGCCATATATCTACGACCACATACGAACAATTAGACCTATTCGCTGCTTCTTTGAAAACGTCGAAGGACACATCAGCCTTGGACTGCGAGACGTCATTGCAGACTTGGAAAGCCTTGGTTACGCAACGACGTGGGGAGTATTCAGCGCGTCTGAAGTCGGCGCACCTCATCAAAGAAAGCGAGTCTACATTCTGGCCTACGCCACAAGCGCGGGATCACCGACAGGGAAGCGCGCCAACTTCCAAAAGGATGCAAAGGAAAAAGCAGCAGAAATTCAGCCCAAACCTCAACGATTCAGTGCTGATGTGGCCGACGCCGTCAGCCAGGGATCACAAGGGCGGCTACCAAGGGGGCAGGATCAGGAACGGCAAGATCAGCAAGGACACGCTGGACGTAGCAGTGCAGCACACAGACAACCAGAGTCAGTCAGCTGGGCAACTGAACCCGACGTGGGTCGAGTGGTTAATGGGGCTGCCTTTAGGGTGGACAGACTTAGGTTGCTGGGGAACGGAGTAGTGCCACAAACAGCTGCCAAAGCGTGGATTGTGCTCAACGCACAACTTAGAGGCGAGCATGAATGACCGCCTGCAACAGTCGTCAAAAAGCACTGGTGCAGACTGTAGCAGCGCGGAGCACCTGAAAGTGCTCTGCACCGGTACTTTTTTACTAGTACCGGCAGACAACTACTGGTGCAGGTTTTTGGCGGTGCAAAAGTAATGGTGCAGTAGTGGTGCAGAAGACGCCAAAAGCAAAGAAGCAGACAGCCGGCAGCAAGGGCGAGGAGGCGCTTGCAGCGCAGCTGCAGGCGGCGGGCGTGCGGTTTGAGCGGGAGCAGCTGTTGATACCTGGCCGAAGGTTTCGGTTTGACTTCGTGATCACCGGCAGCGACTTGGTGATTGAGGTTGAGGGCGGAACGTGGAGCGGGGGCCGGCACACCAGCGGCGTTGGCTTTCGATCGGACTGCTTTAAGTACAACAAGGCGCTGGAGCTCGGCTATCGGGTGCTGCGCTATACGACGGACATGGTGTCGAAGGGCGAGGCGATAGCGCAAGTCATGGACATACTAGGCGCTGAGATCGCCGTAGAGGGGCTGTGAGGCGAAATGAAGTGTAAGCAATGCGGTAGTAGCGGTAACAGGGTGATTAGCTCTGACAAGGCGCGAGAGGGCGTTAGACGGCGACGTGAGTGTTTGCGATGTGGTGACAGATGGAACACAATCGAGACGGTGCTGGTCGAGCGACCGGCAGAGCCGAAGGCGAAGCCGGAGCGCAAGCCCGTCGAGCCCGCGTATCGGCGTGAAGAGCTTGAAGACCTGGCCGGTGGTTGGGATAGCGAGCTTGACGACATACTCAACGAATTAGGAGCAAGCTAGCATGCCTGGCAGACCGATAATCAGAGCGCAGATCAAGAGCCTAGAGGAGCGTGGCGAGGAGGCCGTGTTTAACATGATTGCTGGCGGCATGACTGTCGTTAACACGATGAAGGAGTGCCAGGTTGGCCGGCGTGCATTCTACCGATGGCTTGAAGAGAGCGAGGGTAGGCATGATCGGTACATGCAGGCGCGTAAGCTGTGGGCTGATGCGCTGGCCGAAGAGTGCTTAGATATTGCTGACGCGACGATAGACGCGCACGACGCTACCGTTCGTAAACTGCGCATCGACACACGCAAGTGGTTGGCCGGTAATGTGAACCCAGATCAGTGGCGTGAGAAGCGCGATCCGTTGGTGAATATCACGCTGGGTGATCAGCATTTGGCGGCGCTTCGGGAGCTCACAAACGACAGCGCAATCGAGCATGAGAGCGACGAAACCTAGCTCGCAGACACTGGCTCGCACGCTCGGCTTTGCGCGCAGGAAATGGCCGTGGAACAATTGCGTGGAACACTAGGGTTAAGGGGCGGTTTGGCCGTGGAACAGCGCAGATAACGACGCATAAAACTGTTAG